CACATAGTCAATGCCCTGAGCATAGGACCATTCCGCCCCTTCCGCCAGAACAACCGTAGCCTGTATGTATCGCCCCGATGCGCGGACAGGCGTATCCCCGTTCGTCCTGATGCTGGTCGATGACGACTGCACCGCTGCATCCCCCAGCCGCTTGCGCGCGTCGATCCGCACCAGCGCCGAAGCGGTAACATCGCTGTCGATCCGCACCGACCGTATCCTGATCTCCCTTCCCGTGGTCACCTCGATCTGGGGTGTCATCAATGTTGCCTGCTGCGTTGTTTCCGCGCCAAATGAACCCAGCGTTCCATCGTTCGCCGCGATCATCAGGAACGGATCGCCGCCCTGCCATATCGGATCATCGAACGAGCCCGGCACCGTCTCCACGCCACCCGGATACAGCGCATCGATCTGATCCAGCGTGAAACTCGCGGTCGCTCCCGTCGATACCGCGAACCAGTCGCCCTCAATATCGCTCCAACGGTCAAGCTCCCAATTATAGCACCACAGTCGGCGCGGCATCGCCCAAATGACCAGCTTGCGCACGGGATCAACCGCCACAGTCACATTCGCCTCGATGTCCGCCGTCGAGTAAAATTCGAAAAAGGTCTTGTCCACCTTGTTGGCACCGATCAGAACGATGTCGCCATCGGTGAACGATACAAACCCGCGCGAGGACAGGAAGAAGATCGTGCGCCCTGCCTGCGCTATACTGTTCGCCGCGATGCATCCAATGGACTGGCTGATCTTGTCGAACGTGAAGATATAGGGCGTCCCGACATATTGGCCCCGCCATATCTGATCGCGCTGGAACACCAGCATATATTCACCACCCGCCAGTCCAGTGACTTCGCCGCCATCCGGGATGATCTGGATGTCCGATTGATCCGTCCCCGCCGTCCAGCCTTCCGCGTTGTTCAGCGCCGACCAGTAAACCGTGCTGTTGGCGCTATCCACACCCGCGATAACGACAAAATCCTTGACGGTCGTAATATATTTGCCGTTCGGCGGCGTGCCTCCGAGCGTTGCCCCGACGCCTGAACCAATCGTGTATTTGAGCGGCGCGGCCCCCTGCACCGCGATAGCCAGATCGCCAAATTGCGCGAACTGCCAGTCATTGGCATAGCTGCCCGCGACCTCACTGTCCCATGCCGTGCCGCTCCATGAATATAGCCCATCATCCGTGCCGACCAGCAGCTTCACCGTGCCGTCAACCCCGCGAAACGTCCGGCCACCCCTGAATTCGGCGGGCAACGCGGTTGTCACGGCGCTATAGGTCTTGACCGGCCCATAACCCAGCGGCGTAGGCAGGACGTTGCGAGCCATGACAAGCCCGTCATGGCCGTATTGATCCAGATCGGGGAGCCACGCGCCGAACTTCATACCTCTGCCCATGTGCCCGGCGGCACGGCCCCGCCCGTCCATGCCGGATCAACCGTATAGCCATCGAGCCAATAGCCATCCTCGACATAAGGCCCGGTGAAATTGCTATCGCCCCATGCGCCCGAGGGGTCCGGCTCGTCCTGCCACGACATCAGAAATACTCCCCGGCGACAACACCCACGCGCCCGCTGCGATTGCGCCGGGCGTCATAAGCGTTGATCTCGGTTATCATGCCCTCCACCGCGCTATTGAGCAACGGCAGGCGCTCGTCGTTCCATCCGCGAAACTCCGCGTGGATCAGCGCGCCATAAAGGTACAGATCGGGATGCGCCTCCAGCAGCCAGTTGCTTGTGACGGTGGATGTCAGCGGCACCAGCGTGCGCAAATAGCTCATCGTCACGGTATAGGTGCTGTCCGGCTCCGGTCCCAGATGAATGCCATTGCCATAAATCGAATAATTCTCGGGCCGTGCCGGTGTCTGTCCGTTCCATCTTTGCTGAAAATCCCCGGCGGACAATTCCGTCAGCGGCGGATCGTCATCGATAGAAATGACCATTGCGCCCTTATAATCGCTTGGCACCGGCAGGATAGCCGCAGCCGGGATGGTCGCCACCCCCTGCATGTCGAGGCTGTAGAGCCTGCGATTGAACATGGCTTCCGCCATCTGCACGAATTCCGGCGCGTAGGACGACAGCGCGCTATCGTTCATGCGGTCGCAGATCGCGTCAATGAGCGTGGACCATGACGTTATGGTCATCAGTCAGCCGCCTCGTCAAGCTCAAGCACGTCCGCCTCGGTCTTGTCGAATACCGGCGACAGCTTGGGCGGCCTGCCCGCTACCGTCTCGACCTCGGGATGCGTGCGCAGCCGCGCCACGGTTGCCTCATCCTCGACATTGACGGCCTCGCGGCCTTCGAAACGCACGCCATGCACGACAACACTATCGCGCGGGCCAGTATAGGTGCCGGTGAATTTGAAACGCATATCATTCCCCTGAAAATGGAGGCGGGACCAAAAGCCCCGCCTCTCCCCCGCTTAGACGTAGAAAGCCACCAGCTTGGAAATTCCAGTGCCGCCAGTCGCTGCATCAGTATTGACCGTACCGATCAACGTGGTCTCAGCGGAGAAGGTTTTATACCCGCTCTCCTGAATAACCCCTGCGAAAGGAAGCCAAATCCCAGCGACCGGGAGGTGAACAGACACATCTCCAGTCAGAACGCCCATATTGCCGAAGCCGTCAGGGTCTGCCGCATCTGTACCGTTCGCGGCCCAACCGAAGTCGATGTCAAGTTCCTCCGTCCCGGTATCAAGGTCAGCGGCATGGATGAAGCCGCCGATAATCGTCGCGCCCTTGGGAACGCGGCAATATTCGATGACCGTAGTCGCAGCCAGATTCGTGGCATGGTTATAAACGCCCCACGCCACACCCAGAACACCGCCGGGAATCGGCAGGCCCGGAACCGGGAACGTGGTGGCCGCTCGTGCGCTAGTTACAGTTGCCATTGTTCATTCCCCTCAATTCTCAGGGGCCGACAGCGTGGACGAACCCGTGGTGGCGAAATAACCCGTCACCACGCCATGGTCCTTAGTATCGTCGGTATCGCCGGTTCCGGTGCCGAATATGATCTTGCGCACACCGTAGATCGCATCGACCGCGACGCCGTACTTGTCGCCATAGTCGAATTCATCCGTCACGGTTTTCCACCGCTTGGCATACGCAACCGCCAACGCCTGCGCGCCAAGCAGATAGACCGGCGTCACGTTCGTTGTACCGCCAGCGCCGAGATTGGCGTAGATCGGCAGGTTGTCGGTTTCCTTGACGATGGTGCCATTCCACAGAATGTCGCCGCCCTCGAAGAGCTTGGACGCCTGCATTTCGACAACCGTATTCGCCAGCACCTCGGTGTCGATGCTATCCCGCAGATTCTTGAACGCGTGCGGGTTGGCGAACGCCACATAATAGCGCTTGCCGTTGCCGCCGTCACGCATCGGGCGAATCTTCGGATTGCACGTCTTTGCCTTGAGGATCATCTTGTCGAGCGCGGTGGTATTGAACAGGTCCGCCGTGGTGTCGAGCAACGCAAGGTCGCTCGATAGATCGGTGAATCCCGCCGATGCCGCGCCGAATACGACACGGTCACTGTTATCCACCAGCCACGCATCACCGATAGCGGCGGTGCGCGAGACAAACGCGGTGCCGTTGAGCGACCCCAGCGCCGTGATGATCAGATCGCGGGTATCCTCCATGGACCAGTCCAGCAGGGTAGCTCGCGCCGCGTTACGCAGCGAGATAGCCGACTTCTGCTCGCTCATCTCGGCAACGCGCACCGCGTTACGGCGCTTGTCCACGTAGATTCGCATGGACCGGCTCGCCATATCCTCCTCATTACCTTCCAGCACCGTGGTCCCGGTGGTGGCGGCATTGGTCAGACGATTGACAAGCGCGATGGTGATAGAATCCCCGGCTTTCTTGGTCAAATCCTCCTTGACCTGAATTACCGAGTTTTCGTTGGTCCCCATGAGCGGCTTGAAGCCGCCATCATGGAGATATTCGGAGAAGAACTTGTCTTCCCACTGCTGGACCACGAGTCCAGTTGCCGGAGTGGTATCCACCATGAAAAATATCCTTCATTGGGCCGGACCGTCATCACGACGGGCCATGCGGGTTGATCTTACCCGAGCAACTCATTCAGCGGTGTTGGACCGGACCACGCGGGGCCGGACCTCGCGCCTACCGAGCGCTCGGTTGCCAGACTATTCGGTGCCTGACGATTGGACATGCCGATCTCCGCCATGATCTTCTGGCGAATTTCAGCCTCCAGTTGCTCACGGGACGGCGCTGCCGTTCCGTACTGCTTCGCTTCAAGAATCCTGTTCGCGGCGTTATAGGCGTATTCAGCCGGATTCTGCGCCGCTTTCAGTTCATTCAGCAAAAACGGGTTGGTCCTCACAGCCTCCTTGAAGTGCTCGACCTTCTCGTCGTAATCATCCCATTTCTGCCGGGCGATCTGCTCGGCAAACTCCACTTTCGCGGTCAGCATCTGCATTTCGTTCTGCGGCGCGAGGCGGGACATGACCTGCTGAGCGATAAGCTCGATAGGATCTTGCTCTTCCTCGGGCTGGGCTGCCCCGTTCTGCATCTGCTGGAAATAGGCTTCATATTGCTGCAACCGTGCAAGCACCTGCTGGGTCTGGGATTCAGCCTGCTGGCGCTTGGTCCGCTCGTCCTTGAGGGCGGCAATCGGGATATGGGATGGTTCCTGTTCGGAAGTCGGCGTCACTTCCTCGCCCTGCGGTTCTTCCGCTGGCGTTTCGCCCGTTTCCTCTCGTGCCGAGAATCGGCCATGCTCATCACGCGGCTGCCCTATCGTTTCAGGCTCCGCGCTTTCGCCGGTCGGCTCACTGCCGAGAATATCGTCAAGACTTGTCCCGTTTTCCATGCTTCCCTCTTCTCGACCGCATCGGCGTCGTCCCGTTTCGCCCAAAAGGTGGCGGCCCTCTGTTCGCCCTTAACCCCGGCGGCGGGTTCTCGCGGGCTTTCACGCCCGCGTGATAGTGTTCTATACAACCTCGCGTGCCTGCATGTTCCGCGCGGCCATCTGTTCGCTGAATGCCTGCTTGCGTTCAGCCAGCATCATAGCATGGCGCTGCTTCTGATCAAGGAGCGCCAGTTTCGCGTCCTGATCCTGCTGCGCGCCCATCATGTCCTTGACGACACCCTGACGCTTCGCCTCCGCGTCCGCCATGTTGCGAACGGCCTCGCTCTCGGTTTTCTTAACCTCAGCCTGTGCGCCCGCGATCTGAATCTGCTGCATCGGGTTCGGTTGCGCCTGCTGCTGCTCCATCTGGTCGATGATCTCTAGCAGCTTATCCTTGTCCCTCAAGGACGATGCCGTCACCAGCAGCCGTAAGGCGTGCGGTGGTAGCTGCGTCATTGCTGGCATCATCTTCGACAGCGTATCGAATTGCTCCGATTGCACGGTCGGCGTATCCATGCCCTCGTCGATAATAATATCGACATCGATCTCCGCCACCTGATTGCGCACTTCCATCGGGGCCTGCGCCATCGGATCACGGGACAGCAGCGCCAGCTTTTGCGCCGCCTCGGGATCGCCCCGCAAGCGTTCCGCCGCGACCTCTATCATGGTCTTGGGGACATTGAGCCCAACCCATTTCAGGTTGCGCTCGTCGTCCGTCACCCTGACCCAGTGCGGGCCATCCCAATATTGCTTGATGCGCGCCCATATCGCGCGATAAACCTCCAGCGACAGCGCGCGCAGCCGGTCCATCAACAGCGCCACCTCGATCATGCCGCCCTGCTGCTGCGCCAGTATCGCCCGCCCCGAACTATCATTCTCGTTCTTGCCTGCCAGCGCCGCGTTTGGTCCCAGCAGATCGATTTCCGCCTTCGCCTCCTGCAACATCTGGAAATTTGCCGCCGCCATGTCGCCGGTCTGGAGAATCTCGACCTCGCCAGCATCCCCGAAGATGACGCCATCGGGTTTCGCCAGTTCGCGCTTGAAGTCGGATGCCTGCATACCGCCCGACGCCTCGGCGTTGCGGCTCACCCTGAGTTGCCGGGAGTTGATGAGATGCAGCCCCTTGGACCTGCGCTTGTTCACCTCGTCCTGCGGAGAAATCATCGCCCGCACTTCGCCATAGCGGTTATTGTCGCGGTCCACATAGGCCGATATGGCCTTGATCGGATTCTCCGGCCTGCCACCGACATCGAGATAGGGCGACGGCGCGGGGTCAACCAGATAACCGCCCTGCGTAAATACGGCGCTCATCCATTCGTCGCCATCGAGATAATATATCTCGC